CTGATTGGAGCCGTTGAAGATCGGGCGGCACATCGTCCAGTGCTTCTGCAACGCGGGCGTGCCGAAGAAGCTATAGGCTTGCAGGCACTTGGCGCCGATCGCGAACCCGCTGCCGTCCACGCGCGCGTCATCGACCTCGCCGGTCCACCCCTGCCCGACGTAGCCATTCGCGCCGTAGTAGAACTCCTCGTTGAACTTCTCCATGCACAGCCCGAGGTAGCCGTAGAACTGCGTCCACGCCATCGTGACCGTGTTCATCACATACTGGCGCGGCGCCGAAGGCTCCGGCACGTTGACGAACAGCATCCCGTGCCGCTCCATCAACTGCATCTCCCAGCCGAAGATTTCCTTCAGCCGCGAGGTGTCGTCGCCCATCCGCTGCTGGATGATGTTGGATAGCGGCTCACCGAGGATAGCCTTGGACTGCCCCAAGATCGCCGTAAGGGGAAGTACCCCATCCTCGCAAATGATGAGAACGTCCGATCCAAACTTGATCGCACAGCGTTGTCCGATAGGAGCGCCGCAACGGTAGACGCCAACGAGTTGCCAGTTGGCGAGGTCGTCGGGGTCATACCCTTGATAAACGACGACATCTCCGAGCGACGAGATGAAGATCGTTTGGTCCCGCATCCCGGTACCAGAGTCAACCGACCATGTGATGATTTCACGCAGGCTCCCCCCTTGCCGGAAGATTTCGCTCACCCCGAAGCGCGTCAGCACGCCTTCGATGGCGTCCACGTCCAGATACCACGCGTTGCCGGAGTTCTTCTCGACGTACCACAGGCGGCGGTGCGACAGCGTGACGCTGATGAGATTGCGGATGTCCAGCGTTTCGCCCGCTTCCGGCGTCATCGTCTGATTCGTCCACAGCGTCCCGTTGTACTTCTGCGGCAAGTCGAACCCGTTCACCATCGACAGGAAGCTGCCGAACTGGTTGTTCATCATCTGGTGCTGCCAGCGGTTGTTGATGAACCCGGTGAGGATCGGCGCACCGACGGCAGCGTTGGCCGACACGTTGTAGAGTTTCGCCTGCGACACCGCGAACAGTTGCTGGTTGCCGACCACGGGCGCGTAGACGAACAGCGACTCCACTTGGGCCGGAAGCCCAGTGGCGTGCTTCTTCCAGCCCTTGCGTACCCGCACCCCGTACTGCTGCGGGTAGAAGTTGATCATCTCGATCGCTTGGATCGGGGGCATCTCCGCCAGCGAGTTGAGCGCGTTCAGCCCGCCGACGGGCGCGGGCATGCTCGCCTGCGTGCTGACACGCTGGACGCGCTTGGCGAGGTTGGACTGCCGGGTCATGTCAACCCCAACGGAACTCGCCCTTGTGGCCGACGTAGAACGGCGTGAAGTGGCGACCCTTCTTGATGCAGTCCTGCGTGTTGTCGCTCTTGGTGCCGAGGAACAGGTGGTCAGGGTTCACGCAGGACGGGTTGTCGCAACGGTGCAGCACGCACATGCCCTCCGGCACCGGGCCGACGAAACACTCGTACGACGCGCGGTGCGCGAGCATCCAGCCTTCGCCGCGCGAGCCGACACCGATCTTCCCGTAGCCCTTCGGCAGACGCGCACCCGCGAATATCCAGCACCCGCTGCGGTGGTACAGAATCTTTGCCTTCAGTCGTTTCAGCAATGTCATGTTGGCCCCGGAAAATTCCCATCTTGTAAGTTATAGACTGAGATCAGCGGGTACTGCACGCTGCGCGCGAGCGACAGGATCGGCGCACCGCCGTCCTGCGCCATTGCGTCGTCGATGTTGTTCTGGAAGTCCGACGCGAACGCCGACGTGTCGAAGCCCTTGGCTTGGTAGTAGCGCAGCTTCACGCCGCTGATCATCAGCCGATCGTCGAACACGCAGGTGTCGTCGTCGCGATCCGCCTTCTGCTTCGGCTGGCCGTCCGCTGTCTCCACCCACCAGCGGCTGATGTACATGTAGGAGATGGTCACCGGCGTCGGCACCGTGTCGCTGCCCGGCACCGGCCAGATTTCCATGTTGTTGCCCTTCAGCAGGAAGCGTTCGCGCGGCCCCGTGGACAGGATGCCGCTCTTCAGCCACTGCCACTGCTGCGGAGTCTCCGGCCCGATCATCGGCCAGCGGTTGGTCTTGTCCCACTCCGTCTGCGAGATCGGGCGCGCGAAGTCCGGCGGCAGCGGGTACTCCGCCTGCCCCGAGATCGCGTCGAACGAATGCTCGCGCCACAGTAGGCGCCACACCCGGCGCTTGACCAGCATCTCGCCGGTCATGTTGTACAGCGAGAGCAGTTGCTTCGGAATCTGCTGGATGTTGCCCGCAGCGGAACCGAACTCCGGCAACGCCATTTCCGACGCGGCAGATTGCAGCACTGACAGAGTGGTTCCGTTGGTGGGCATCGCTTACCCCTTGCTGATTTTCTGCCCGGCGTTCATCTGGTCGAACTTGGCACTCAGACGCGCAAGCTCCGCCTGCGTCGCCGCCAGTTGGTTCTTGAGTTCCTCGTTCTGCGCCGACACCTTGTCAACGAACGCACTGTCCTTGGCAGCGGCCAGATATGCCTCCGCCTTGCGCTTGAGGTCTTGGAAGCCCATGAGCTTCGCGCCGTAGACATCGGGCAGTGTCGCCAGTTGCTCCACCGTGTAGACGTTGAGATGGTTCATCTCCTCGACCTGCGCGCGCGACACGCCGGGCCACTCGCGCAGCGGGAAGCCACTGATCGCCTGCGACTCGTTCTGCTGGAACAGCGCCCACTGCCGCGCGAACCGCTGCTGGTACTGCGGCGACGCGAGGGTGTCGATGGTGGAGTTGCGATCGCCCGGCACCATGATCTTGATGAACGGGCGCGAGTCGTACACCGGGTGACCTTCCTCCCGCGACTTGTCCTCGTTCTTCATGCTGCCCATGTAGAACTGGACGAACAGCTTCTCGTCTTCCGGGTCTTGTCGCGGTGCATCCATCACGGTGGGTGTCATCTGCATTAGCGGCCTCTCTTAGATCAAGTTGACGCACAGGCGACCGTCTGCTGCGATCGGCCAACCGTGCAGGTGTACGACGGGTGCTGCACCAACTCCCACCATCAGCGCACCGTCGATGGTGAAGGAGAGTCCGTTGTAATACGCGGCGCGCGTGCCCGCTTGGTCGATCATCACTTGCCCGCTGGCGGTAACCGGGAACCCGTGTGGGTCTGCCGCCGGGCCACTGAAGCGGCATGACAGGTCGGCGTAGTAGGTCTGCGCTGCCTGCACGGTGACCGGGTAGCCGCCGGTTGCGATCAGAACGTAGTTGGCGTTGAGGTACGTCGCGTGCGCGGCGTTGACCACCGGGCAGGAAATCATCACGCCCGCGTGGGTGTTGGTTTCCTCGTACGCAATGGTGAGCCGCTGCGTCGCAACGAACGGAATCGGGGAGGCGAAGTTGATGTTCACCCAACCCACTTGGTTGCTAGTCTCGACCGACGCCAAGCTGGTAGAGAGCAGCGCCTGTGTAGTGCCGTCGAACAGGTACATCACCCGCGACAGGATCGGTGACGTGCTGATGCGCCAGAACCGGCACGCCACCACTTCACCGGCCACCGTCATGCGATAGGTCATGCCGATGCGGTACCCGGCGGCGAACCCGCCGGGCGGCGTCGCAGCGGCGTTGATGAATTCCGGTGCGAGGAGTCCCGAGCCGCTCGACGATACGCGGATCGCTTGCGTGATGCTGTCGTAGCGCAGGCCACCGAGATAGTCATCGGTGCCCGCGACGGCAGCAGTGGTCATCTGCACCCGCCCGTCAGCCACCGACACCTGCGCTCCGTTGATGAATGGCATTCGTCCCTCTATGGAAAAAGGGCGCAGCGCGTTGACGCTGCGCCCCCAACGCCGACAGGATGGCGTTTAAGGCGTAGTGACCGGCTGCACGGTGAGGAACGCGTAGTCACCCGTCACCAGCGCCTGCCCGGTGTTGTTGGTGAGTGTGTTCCCCGCCGCTGCCGCGACGGTGACGCCTGCCGTGATACCGGCGGTTGCGCCCGCAGCGATGCCGGTGGCACCGACGCGGGCGAAGATCGCCATGATGCGACCCGTCGAAACGGCGGGGGCACCGAGCCAACCGTCGGTGGTGACGGCGGTGCCGAGCGCGAACGGCGCTTGCGCGTCAGCCGCTTGGGGCGGAACCGTAACACCGCCCGGCGGCTTCCACACTTGCGTGAGGGAAGCGCCGATCAATGAAGAAACGATGCTCATGTTGTTCTCCTACTTGCTAATGCGATTATGCGCGTGAAGCGCAGTCAGGCGCGCGCTCTGGATGTCACGCTTGTGGCACCCGCACGACACCGTGTTGACCTTACCTGCACCCGGCAGCAGATTGCTGCGCCGGTACGTCCGTTCATTGCCGCAGTCGCAGCGGCACTTCCATAGCGTGACGCGGTTCGACGCCACACCTGCAAATTCAATCACCGTGAGGCGACCAATGCGCCGCCCCAGCATTGCGGACTTGTCTACGAACACGCCATCTGGCGACGGTGCCTTGCCCAGCTTGCCCGGCGTCGTTGCCATCGCGGTATCGCGCAGCGGTGTGGTCAGCGTCTGCTCATGCGACCAGCCCAAGCGCAGCCGCCGGAACAGCAGCCCCTCCTGCACTTCCAATTCCCGTGCCCACTCCGCTACCGTCTGCGTCTTGCCGTTGTGCGTCATCTTCACGCACGAACGGCGGTTCTGCATCTGCGTGTAGCTGTTGGCCCAGCGGCAGTTGCCCGGCTCGTAGTTGCCGTCGTTGTTGATGCGGTCAATCGAATGGTGCAGCGGCGGCTCGCCCATGTCTGCGAGGAAATTCTCAAAGCGCAGCCAGCGCGTGCATACCGTGATGCCACGCCCGCCGTAGTCATTGAACGCGTCATCGTTGGAATTGAAGCAGCGCCCCTTCAGTGACTGCCAAGAAGCGTACGCCCGGCGCAACCCCACGGAAGCCCCATAGCTGTTCGCGCCGTGTGTCTGTGTCGTCTTACCCATCGCGTTCTCCGTTGTAAAGGAGAAAGGATGGTACACCCTGCCGCAAGCTTTTTCAAGGCCAGAATTGACTTTCGTCAGGGTGTACATCTGTATCCTAGTGCCTAGTTCGTCGTAAGTGGTTGATATTACTCACGCATCTGCGATGACGCCCTGAAACTGTCGGCCACTGACCGTGAGATTTCCCGCCCAAGCGAGGAGTTGGACAACGGCATCTTGGTTGACACTGTATCTCTTTGAAGGGTCGAGCGGAACGAAGTTGCGCTGCTTGTGCGGACGCAGGAACAGGTACTTGGTGTTGAGGAAGTACGCGACGTTGACCGGCGCAAAGCCGCCGATGCCACCGTCGAGGACGACATCCGACTGCATGTACTGCACCGACGGGAAGCCCAGCTTCGCCATCGCGGAATCTTGGAAGCGTTGCAGCGTTTGCAGCGACGCCATGTACAGCGCCCAGTAGCCGTTGTCCACCATGATGAGGTCAACGTGATCGGCGCCGCGCGACGTTTGCGCGTACATGGAGTTGAACTTCTGCTGGATGTTGGCTGCGGTGGCCGCACCGCCGACGCCGACGGCGGCCTTGTTCTGCCAGAACGTCCACACCGATTGGTCGATGCCACCGTAGACCGCCGCTGCGGTCGGGGTCTTGCTGACCGCGATGGCGAGGCCACCGATCTGCTTGCCGCCCGCCGCCGTGCCGTCGCTGTACAGACCGGCAGCGATCAGGTTCGCCATCGTCGCTTCACCGACCTTGATGCGCGCTTCCATCAAGTCGATGATCTGTTCCTTCGATGCGTTTTGCAGCATCTCCAGACCCGACATGGTGATGCCGCAGGCGGCTTGCTTGATGTCGTACTGGGCCGCGCTGATGACATCCTGCGCGCCGATCGGCAGCGCCTGATAGCCGGAGTACCACCCGGCGTTGCCGTTCTCTTGGAACGACAGTTCTTGCAGGATGACGTTGCCGCCGCTGAAGGTCTTGATGTTGCCGCGACCGTTCAGCTTGGTGAGGATGGCGTTGTTCTTGGTGACGTTGTCCGCCACCACGCCGGTACGGGATTGGATGGTCGTTGCGACGACATCCGAGATTGCGCTATTTGCGAACATGACGAGCCTCCTAACTGTTGGATGGTTGCTACCCCGCCCGTTCGCTGGGTCATCCGACTGCTAGGACACGGCTGGCTTACTCGCGTAAGTGTCTGTCCGATGGGCTGTCGGCATGTTCCTACCGACAGCCCAAGCCTGTCAACCCCTACATGCCGTTTAGTTGCGCCTCAATGGTGGCGCGCAGATCGGAGTCCTTGACCTTGTCTCCGGCCCGACTGACGGAGCCGCCACCGGGGGCGCCGGACACCGACAGGTTGGCGCCGGCCGCGGATCGCTGCGCGGCCTGCTGCCGCTGCGCCGCGGCCCGGTTGAACAACTCGTTACGCACCTCCGGCACCATCCCCAGCGCCATGTTGTAAGCGGTCCCGAGATCGTTGGCGAGGCCATTGCCGATAATCCCGGCCATGACGTGACGGACCTGCGGGAAGAACTCGTTGTTGGGGTCGTTGGCGAAGGCGTGATACGCATTCGACACCTCCCACTCGGTGCGCTGGTTCTCATGCACACCCTGCTGCAACCGCTCGACGTTCATCGCCGTCAGTTGCGCTTCGGTGGTGGCCTGATCCGGGTTGTACCCGTTGGACATGTCCACGCCGTACTGCTGCGCCAATCCGTACAGGATCGCCTTCTTGTACTCCATGCCGCCCGCGCGCAGCGCGTACGCCGTCTGCAGCAGCGTACGAATGGCTTGGACCGGCGACGCCCGCTCCTGCTCAAGGATGTCGGCGTACGGCATGAACTCGTTGATGACCGCCGCCGCGGCGTTGGCGCGCTCGCTGACCTGCCGGAACCCGGCCTGCAACTCGTTGTCGCGCTGGTGCAGGTAGCCCCTGAGTTCGCTGGGCACCTTGCTCCACCCGGCCTTGGCTTCCTCGGTCCACGACGCGGGGGCCTGCTGCGTGGGGTCAGCGGCCCCCGCCGTCGGGACGCCCGGCGCCGTCGTCGTGGTCGGTGCTGGGGTTACGGCGGGGGCGCTTTCCCCTGCAGGCTTGAAGCGACCGAAGGCGTCGCGCTGGCGCTCACCCTCCTGCGCCGGGGAGTCAGCCTCCGGCGCGGCTTCGTCGAGCGCACTCTCAATCGTACCCGACAGGTCATCGGGTACGACGTTCTCTTGGGCGGTCAGGTCATCGGGTTCAGCCATGTCGTTTCCTCATTGCTTTATCGACCCGCTCCCATAATTGTTCGCGCAGCGCGCGGTCGTCGTGCGATTGTGCGTACCGATCACTCTCACCCTTGTTGGTGGGGTCGTAGTGAACGAGGTTGTGCCGTTCCATGTAGTCGCGCATGTGCGCGCGGGACCGGATCACGGTCCCGTCACGCGGCGAGATGAACGGTTCGATCTCACCCTGCACGCTGTGCAGGCGATCGTCGTCGGATCGGATGACTTCCACCATCCGATCCAACTCCTTGCTGTAGCGGAAGGTGCGCCTCATTCCTTCCAATCATTGTCCTTGTCGTGCTTCTTCTTGCTCTTCGGCTCCGGCTCTTCAGCCTTCGGCTCCGCCGTCGGCGCTTCCGGCCCACCTGTCTCCGCCTTCGGCGCGTAGTCGGAAGTGAACAGGTCGATGCGCGCGGCGAGGATGCGCGCGTACTCCTCCATCGCCACCTTCTGGTCCTCCAGCAGGTCGCAGTAGTTGCTGGGCAACTGCTGGAAGGTGGCCGAGCCGATGAAGTTGACGAGCTTGTCCAGCTTCTCGTCCAAGTCCTTCTTCTCCGCCAGCAGGCGTTCTTGGTACTGCTCGTACTGCACCGTTTCCTTGGTCACGACGTCACTCCTTCGCCTTGTTCTTCAACGCCGCCTTCGCTGCGGCTTCCTTTTCCTTCAGCGTCTGCTTCGACGCCTCCTCCTGCTGCGTCAGCCCCTGCGCCGCCTCGGCGTCGCGCAGCGCCATCTCCTGCGCCGCGCGCTGCGCCTCCTGATCCAGCGCCTGCTCGCCCTGTGCTGCAGCGTCGCCCATCGCCCGCTCGCCGCGCTCCGCCTCCAGCGCCAAGCTCATCTGGTGAGCCTCGTCGTCGCGCGACAACTGACGGTTGTGGGCATCCTCCTCGCGCGCAGCACTGGCCTCGTTCATCACGTCGTCGGTTTCGATCTGGCGCGCGGCCTCGCCCGACTGAATCTCCGCCTTCGCTTCCGCCGCCTTGAGCGCCACCTGACCCTGCACCCCCGCCTTCATCAGGATCGCCTGCACCTCGGCCTGCGTCTTGTCCTTGAACGCCTGCAACTCGGCGTCCGACTTCGCCGTCATCGCGCGGAGCTTCTCCTGCATCTCAGCTTGGAACGCCTGCATCTTGCGGCCGGACTCCTCCTGCGCCGCGGTGGCGTCGATCTGCATCTGCTGCTTGGTCGATTCCAGCTTCGCCATGATCAGGTCGCGCGCCGGGTCCGGTGGCGGCGGCTTCGGCGCCGGGTTCGCCATCGCGTCGAGCCCCGCTTCGATCATGCCTTCGATGTCGCGCCCGACGCGAAAACCCCGCACGCTCCACAGGATCAGCGCCTTGAACATCGGCGCCGACTCCGGCGAGGATTGCACCGCCGGGACCGCCTGTTGCAGGAACTGGGTGACGGCGGTCATGAAGGTGCCGCGCGCCTCGCGCTCGTCGATCTCGTCCGGTTCGATCAGCGACGACGCCTCGACATCGACCCGGTAGCCGATCTCGTCGCTCTTGAGCAGTTGGATCGCCTGCATCACGATCATCTCCGGGGGTGGGGCCACCGGCGGCGGTGCGGGCATCGGCGGTGCGGGGGGTGCGCCACCCATGACCGGCGGCGGCATCCCCGCCTGTCCGTTGGGTGGCGGCATCGGCGGCATCCCGCCCGCCGGCGGGCCGGGCATCGGGGGTGGCCCACCCATCGGTGGCCCCGGTGGTCCGGGCGGCGCTGCGGGCGGTGCCTGCGGTGGTCCCGGCATCGGCGGCGGCGGCGCGGGCTGCATCGCCTTCTGCGCGTCGGCCACCATCTTCATGCCGTCCGGCGACTGCATCACCGTGGACTGCGCGATGAGGATCTCGGGCGGGAAGAACTTGATGGCGAGGTGCGCCATCAGGCGCAGGGTGTCGGTGATGAACTGCGCCACACCCATCTTCATGTCGTCCAACCGGATGCTCGCGTACTGCGCCTTGATGCGCTGCTCCGTCGCTGTCGCGTTAGGCGACGACGCGCCGCGAATGATGTCGCTGATGCCGGTGATCTGGTAGATGTCCTGAATCATCTGCGTCTTCACTTGCGTGAGTTGCGTGATGACTTCGATCACCTTGTCCAGCGGCAGCCAATCCACCGTCCCCTTGATGCCACCCTTCTCCGCGAACGCGGCCCATGTGTCCACCGGGATCATCTGGTTCTCGATCCCTTCGGTGAGCATCCGTTGCAACCCTAGCTGCTCGCTGTCGTAGACGCCGATGACCTTGCAAGCCTGTGTGAGCATGGCGAGGCGCTGTACCACAACGTCCAGTTCTTGCGCCTGATCCTGATACTCACAGTAATCCGGCACCGGGCACAGATTCCCGGTGGTGTTGGTAGCGAACATCGGCTTCGGACAAGGGTAAAAGTCCGGGAAACCGTAGGGGTCGTCGCGTACGTCCAGCGGGGTGGTGGTATCGGGGTTAAGCCAGTAGACCTTTTTCTCACTTTTCTCCCACAGTTCAAAGACGACAGCCTGCTTGATCAACTCCGCCTTCGGCTCGTCGGTCGGGTTGCCCGAGTTCCACGGATTGTTGCCCCCACCACCGTCCTTGTGGTGCGACGGGATGTAGTTGAGCGGCACCTTCTTGCCGATCTCGTCGCCAAAGCGTTTGCACAGCGCGTCGCGCGTCATGTACACCGTGCGCCACACGCGCGGGACTTCCTCCCATGTGCGCGAGGGTGTGAACCCGAGATCGCGCCAGTACACAAAATCAACGAGCGTCTTGAACGCTTCGCACTTCACCGGGCGCGGCGTCATCACGTTCTGCGTCACGTCGCCCACGGGATTCACGCCGTCCTGCTGGTAACGCACCCACACGCAGCCCATGCCGGGCAGCAGGCGGTCCTGCAACGCGTAGCGGATGTTGTCCTTGAAGGTGGCCTGCGTCTGCATCTGGTACTGCAGCACGCGCTCAAGAATCAGCGAGGCGACGCGAGCAACGGGATCAGGGTCGGAGTAACGCCGCTCCACCACCGGCTGCGGCATGCGGCCGAATAGCGCAGGGATCAGCGTCTGGATGTTGCTCCACAGGATGTTGTACTTGCGCTGGTGCGGGCCGACGATGTCGGAATCCGACTCGCGCTCGTCGCGGTAGCGCAGCACGACGCGGTTGCCGCGCTCGCGCCAGCGTTTGACGCGCTTGTCCTTCTCGGCGGCCTCGACTTCCGCGAGCAGGAAGGAGGTCTTGCCCTCGGCGCCCTCACCGAAGTCTTTCGGTGAGTCAACCACCTGCAGTTGAGGCGTTGCCATCTCAGATCCTCTGGTTGGGGCGGTGGGTGGTCTGCTCCCACATGTCTTCCAGCCGCACGTTACCACCAAACGGAAGCTTGGGATCATACCCCTGATTGCCGAGATGACCCGTCCGGCGCGGGGGTGCGACGCGGTTCACAAAATCGCGCGCGCCCTTGTGCGCCACGATCGCCGAATAGCGGTAGGAGTCCGCGTAGTGGCTCGTATGGTCGTGCTTCGGCTGTTCCTTGAACGCCTGCTTCTTGTCGTCCCACTCGCGTTGGTACTGGCGCAGCGCCTCGATGCCGTCGGCGCAGTTGGTGGCGTCGAAGTAGGTGTCGGTGGAGGACATGACGAAGCGCCCGGCCTGAATGCCTTGCTGCACCGAGAGTTCCGGCACGATCTTGCCCTTCACCCCCATCGTGCGCAGCAGTTCGATCGTTGAGCGGCCGGTTTGCAAGGACTTGGCCCTCGCATCATGCGGCAGCCAGATGTCGCCGTAGCGGTAGTTCTGGGCGCGCATGATGGCGACGTAGTCACTAAGCTGCAGGCCACTATGTTCTTCGGCCCGTAGATACCTGATCTCGTCGCCCAGCGCCTGCCAGTACCACAGGGACGTGCTGTCGGTGTAACCGAGGTCGAGGGAAACGTGGACCGGGATGCTGGGGTCGTACTCCAGCGGGATGATGCGGTGCGCGATCTCGTTAAGCAGCTTGCCGTAGTAGCTGCCCTTCAGCGCCGCCTCGAAAGAGCACTCAAACTCTTGGTCGTACTCGTCGTCGGACATGATGCGCCGCGCGTCGTCCAACTCCTCCTGCGCCAGCAAGCCGGACTCGGAGGCGCGCAGCGTCATCAGGAACCACTTGTCGGGGTTCTGGCGCGCTTCTTCCTTGAGCCGCCAGAACTCGTTCTTGCCGGCGGGGGTGCCGATGAACACCGCCCAGCCCACGCGATCGGCCAACAGCGGCCGGATGACCTCTGAGAACACCCGCGGGCGCATCATGGCCGGCTCGTCCAGCACCACCCCGTCCAAGTAGATCCCGCGCAGGGCGTCGGGGTTGTCGGCGCCGAACAGCATCACCTTGACGCCGTTATGCAACGTGACGGTCAACTCGGCGATGTTCACCGACAGGCGCATGCCGGGCTGGTCGGTGTAGCGGACCAGATAGTCGAAGGCGATGCGCTTCGCCATCGCGTAGAAGGGGGCGATGTACGCATACTGGGGCGGGTGGGCCGAGGCGTAGACCTTGGCGGTATTCAGCGCCCGGCCCACGATGTCGTTGATGGCGGCGATGGTCTTGCCGGCACGGCGGTGGCACACCAACAGGCCCCACCGCTGGTGGCGGGCGTGGAAGGCGATGAACGCCTTGCGCGGGCGATAGATCATTCGCGATCGACGAGGAAACTGGCGGGTAGCTGATCGAGCGGGCTGCGGGGGATGGCGTTGACCACGTTGACCACCGTCTGCTGCCGATCGTGGCTGCGGGGGACGCGCATGCCGAGCAGGGCGGTGGCGAATTTCAGGAAGGCCACCGGCTGGGTGCGGGCGATCATTTCAAGGTACGCCCGGTCCATGATGCCGCCGACGTCGCCCGTGACACGCTCGACAATGGGGTCACCGGGGGGCGGCAGCAGTGGCGAGTCGGTACTTGGTTCCATCGGGCGGATGGTACCTAATTTGGCATGGGAAGTGGGGGGCGGGGTCGACCGTCAAGGCGTCATGCTTGCAGAACGGGAGAACGGGGTGCTAGGCACGGAGGCGTCCCGGCACGGGACCCGGCCCGGAGTCCCGCGGTTCCGGGGTGATGGGCGGGGGACGTCACTTTCTGACGCTCAGCGTCACATTGTGCCGCCCAGCGTCACTAAGTGCCTGGCCGCGTCACATTGTGACGTTGCACGGCACAATGACGCTGTGCGTCATGTGACGCTGCGCGCATCGGCACACTCTGCCGTCCTTGGGCACCGTGACGCTGGGCGTCACTAAGCGCCCAAGGGCGGCAGGGCGGCGCAAAACGGCCGGATCTGCCCCGCCGCGGCAGCGGTAATCAGGAGAATCGGATATTCGGGTGATTCCCTACGCGCGCCTACGCGCGCGCATATGGGCATATATTCCTTAATATATATATATTTATAGTGTTTAATAAATAACCTGATTACCTGAGTACCGGCATACGTCGCTGATCTGGCACAGTTTTTTCCAATCAGCAAAAGTAATCAGGTAAAGACCCTACTGGCAGAATGTAATCCGGACGACAATTCGTCCTACAAACCGCTCCTCACCCGATCCTGATTACCGGCCCCGTCGCCCCGATCTACCTGATTACCGGCCGATCGGCCCCGAATCCGCCCCGCCGCGGCAATACCCCTTCGGCCCGGTCAACTAATTGACCGTTCGTCGGCCGTCAGCGGTCAATCCGCCCCTTTGTCGCCCCGCGGTGACACTTGGCCTTGTTGCTTAAAAAACAGGCGGCCGCTAGTGGCCTTAAAACGGCCGCTACGGGGCGATGCCCCGTTTCCCAGCCTCTACCCCTCGCCGCAATTATTTTTGCCTGTGCGATTACCGCACACTTTCGCCCCCGCAATTCCGCCCGTTTGTTGCTTAACGCGGTAAAATGCCTTTCGCGCGCGCAATCGTGCGCAGCGCGACTAACCAAGGAGCAACAAAAATGATCCAGATCCAAGCGCAAATCGAAAACCCCGCGGCCGTCGGCGCCGAGGATGCCCGCGTCGTCGCGGCCATCGCCGAGGAAGCGCGCAAGGTGCCCGCGACGGGTGGCGCCCGGCTCACCCAAGCCGCAGCCCTCGACGCGGTCGCCATGATCGCCAAGCATTGGGTCGCGACGCTGTCGCCGACCATCGCCCGCAGTGTCACCCGCGGCGGGTCGCACGTCGCCGTCAACTTCGGATCCACCCGCGTTCTATGCGTCACCGTCGGCGCCGAAGCCCTGCCGGATCTGGTCGATCTGTTGATGCACTGCTACCGCGCGGGTTACAACACCGCGGCGCGCTTGGCCGTCGGTGACGTGTTTTACGGTGCCAGATCGTGCGCAGTGGCGCAAGGCTACATCGGCGGCACCGCGGCGCATCGTAGCTTCGTCAACGGCTACGTTGACGCCCTGCACAAGCGGTTTCCCGCGGGCATCGTCACCAAGCTCGACGACGACATCATTCTCGCCGAGTCCGGCGAGCCGCAACCCGTCGCCATGATCCCCCATCGCAGCTAACAGCGTCGCGCGTGATACCCAGCGCGCTGGGTATCGCGAGCAATGTTGCTCACTAAACGAACCAAGGAAACCACCATGACGAACCAACCCAGCCACATCGAGCACACCCAATCCGGCGCCGTCGCATTCGTCGGCCGCGACGCTGTCGCGATCTACCGCGCGACGGTGATCGAATCCGCGCTGCGCCTGTACGCGAAGACCGGCATGCGCGTGAACCGCGCCTATACGCCCGCGGCGATGATGCGCGTTGCGGCCGAGATCACCGGCCGTAAATTCAAAGCGCGCGACTACCTCGGCGCCGCGGATGCGCTGCGCGCGTGGCGTACCGACCCGGTCAACGTGCCGACCGTGATCGACCATCGCAACCTTGCCACCGCACCGATCGCGCACTATCCGCTTCCGCCCGCGACGAATACGCGCAGTGACGAGAGCGACAGCGGCTTCGATAACGGCAGCCAGTAAGCACTGCACGTCGTGCGCATGCTCACAGCGTGCGCACGGCGAGCAATGTTGCTCACCTCGAAAGCACGCCATGGAATTCGCACCCGTCATCATCGCGCTACTTGCTGCAACCATCCCCGCGTCGCGCATCGCGTCGCGCATCGTCGATCTACTCGGAGTCTGAAGTCATGACCAAACCATACGAATGGCCTGTATATGAAAAGCACGCGCATGTGCGTTGCTTCAATTGCGACGCACCAATCGGCGCCAACCTGACCGAAACGCACTACGACCGCCCGGGCGGTCAGTACGCGAAACCGTGCGTCAAATGCCAGATGCACACCTATTACGACATCGCGCCGATCGGGGACGGAAAATGAAGCCTCTTTTCCACCTCACACCCAAGAGCGCCAACGCCAAGACGGGGCCGATACCTGTATCGACGTCGTCGGCCGTCACCTGCCCCGATGCGTGCGGCTTCAAGCGTACGGCCGCGGGTGTCGCCGGATGCTATGCCGACGGCGGCCCTCTGGGGATGCACTGGCGCGCGGTCACTGAGGGCCGCCGTGGCGTCGATTGGTCGGCGTTCCTGTTGCAGGTGCGCGCGATCGCCGCGGGCGCGCTATGGCGCCACAATCAGGCCGGCGATCTACCCGGCGACAATGACACGTTGGACGCGGCCGCATTGCGCCAGCTCGTCGATGCCAACGCGGGCCGCCGTGGTTTCACCTACACCCACAAGCCGATGCACACCGCGGCCGCACGCGCAGCGGTGCGCAACGCCAACGCGCGCGGATTCACTGTCAACCTGTCGGCCGACACACTGGCGCAAGCCGACACACTGTCGGACCTGCAGATCGGCCCCGTCGTCGTGGTGATGCCGTCGGATGCAACAAGCAACACAACAACGCCGGCCGGCCGCCGTGTCATCGTATGCCCTGCGACCCAGCGCGACGACGTGACGTGCGCAACCTGTACCGCATGCGCCAACGCGCACCGCGACGTGATCATCGGCTTCCCCGCGCACGGTGCCAGTGCCAAGCGCGCGACGGCGGTCACACAGGGACGACGCGTGATCGTCATCAAGCGCGCCAGCTAGCAGTGCATGTCATACGCTGCGCGCAGCGTATGGCGAGCAATGTTGCTCACCAACTAGGACAACGACCATGCATCAATGCCCCACTGAGATCACCGACGACGCCGGCCGCGTTCACCCGATCCCCACGCGCTGGGAGATCTGCAGCCACTGCGACGGCGAGGGCCACAATGCGCGCCACCTCGGCGCCTACACCCGCGAGGAATTCGACGAGTCTTTTGACTACGACGAACAGGAAGCCTACTTCCGCGGCGACTATGACCGCACCTGTGAGCACTGCCGCGGCAGTGGCAAGGTGCGGGTAGCGGTCGAGTCCCAGATGTCACCCGCGACACTGGACGCGTGGCGGGTGTACTGGGACGCGGAAGCCGACTACGCGTCCCTGTGTGCGGCAGAGCAACGCCTACGCGATCGCGGTGTCCAATTCTGACCTGCAGTGCTAGCACGTTAGCGGCCCCGCGACGGGGCCGCTAGCGGGCGCCATTGCCCCGCCACGCGATCGGAGACAACACCCAGCTACTTGACCATCAAACCGCCAACAGGGACGCACAGCGGCCCGTTTAAGGCCACTAGCGCGCATGCCGTAAAGCGCGCGCTCTGGCATGCTTGTTGTCTAGTGACGCCCAGCGTCACCGGATGACGCCGCTCGTCACTATGTGACGTGGAGCGTCACTTTGTGACGCTGTGCGTCACTTTCTGACGTTGGACGTCACTTTGTGACGCGCAGCGTCACGTCGCGGCGATCGACCGCGGCGGGGCAGGGCCGGCCCAACTTTTAAAATTGTCACTATCATTTTCCGACCTATAAGGTTTTCATTTTCAAATTAAAATTGGAAATCCGAAATTGGGCTATTGACCGGCCCCAGCGTTTGTTGCATAATGCGTTTGTCGTACAACCCACCCACACAGGAGAGCAGCATGAGCAACCGTCTACCCGCAGCAACACCCGTCATCGGCATGGGTGCCACCATCCAAGGCTACACCGACCGGCACGCAGCGACTATCGTCGCGGTGCTGGGCAAAGTAATTTCGGTGCGCCGTGATATCGCCCGGCGCATCGATGCCAACGGCATGAGCAACGCGCAGTCGTACAGCTACGCGCCGGATCCCAACGCGCCGGTCGAGAAGTTCAGCCTGCGCAGCAACGGCACCTACATCAAGGTCGGCCGCAAGATGGGGCAGGGCACCATCCTGTGGGTCGGTCACCGCGCCCACTACTACGATTTTTCATTCTGAGGAGAGCAGCATGAGCATCATCGCACCCGTGCAACTATCGCCCGATCTACTGGCGCTGCAGAAGGCGGCCGACAAGGCCGCTGCCGACTACCGAGGCATTCGCCAAGGCAAGGACGCGTGGATCGCCAACCACGTCAACGAGATCAAGAAGCAGGCCGCGGCCATGTTCGACAACGACATGTCGGCAGCGTGGGACGCCGAGTACAAGGCCCGGCATGCTTACGAGCAGGCGCTGGTCAAGGCGCGCAACGCCGACACCGGCTGGCTGCCGGTGGGCACCAAGGTGGTCAAGGTCAGCAGCACCGGCTACTACGGTGGCCGCGCCGAGCGCCGCACCTACGGCGTGCTGGAGGTGTGGGGACCGGACTCGGTGTTCCCTGAGAATCACTCATCGTTCCGGCGCCCGAGCGCGGGCAAGCTGGTGGTGCGCCTGCTGCGTCAGGACGGCACCCAGAGCAAGACCTACGACGACGGCCTGTGGCACGGTGACCACGGCGGTTGGAAGGAGGCGGTATGACCGATCTCGCCACACTACAGGCAACACTGATCCACCTGCACGCGATGGATGAGGAGCGCAAGCGCCTCGACGCGCGCATCGCCAAGCTCAAGACCGACATGCGCCTCGCCGAGGTCAGCGCGCTGGTGATCATGCAGGAACTGGGGCTGGATGCGCTGTCGCACGCCGGACTGCTCGCCAAGCGCAAGAACGTCGTGCATTTCAAGCCGGTCAGCGGAGATGGCTGGGACCGCATCTACGCCCGCATCCTGCGCACGCAGGAGTGGGAGTTGATCCAGAAGCGGCTGTCGAGCACCGCGGTGCGCGAGCGGTTCAAGGCCGGCGACGTGATCGATGGCATCGAGCAGGTCGAGGTGCCCGAGTTGGACGTCACGCTGGTGGGAGGCGATCGATGAGCAAGATCCTGCACCCGTGGTCGGTCGAGCCGATGTCGGTGAACCACGCCTATCAGGTGGTGGTGCGCGAGGGTGAGCAGTCGCGCATCGTTGCCCAGCGGCTGCGCAAGGCCGACGCCGATCGCATCGTGCTGCGCGTCAACGGCCACGCCGACGTGATGGCACGGGCCTGCCACGCCGAGGCGCGCGTGCGCGAACTGGAGGAGGTCATCCGGCGCCTGCGCGCGTACATCCGCGACAACGAGGTGCGTACGCTGCGCGGCATTCCGCTGATCCAGCAGGAGGCGATATGACCGCCGCTTGGGAGATTCTGGTGCTGCTGCTGTGCGCGTACGCGGCGGTGATCGGCGTGACCATCGGCATGGACCTCTGGCGCTGGTTCTGGAGCGATGAATGAACGTGCGCAGGCTGGACCCGCTGCTGCAGCCACTGGTGACGCTCGCGCTCGACGCGGGCGCCCAGTGGCGCGCGAGCGGCAAACACTACGTCCTGTGCCTACCCTCCGGCCGGCGCATCACCTACGCCCGCACCTGCGGCGGGGGCCGCGGGGTGTGGAACGCGGTGGCCCTGACCAAGCGCCTGCTGCGCGAGGAGGGCATCGTCCGCTGATCCCAGCCGACGAACGGTCATGGCACCTTGTTGCTTAAGGTGCTATGATCCGTTCTGTCGTAACCAACAACCCAACCAAGGAATCAAATGAGCGCCCTCTGGAACGAAGACCGCGTCGATTACGAGCGTCTAGACTACGCCCGCGACAATCGCCTGTGCCCGAAGTGCCTGTCGCCCGAGTGGCAGGAGATGCGCGACGCCGACGGCTGGCTGCACCACCACTGCGCCGACTGCGACCACATGGAGGCGGTGTGAAGGTCCGCTTCGCGGTGATCTGCGACCACTGCCACACCCGCGGCCCCGAGTACGGGGCGATGTGGGTGTGCCGCGGTGACTGCTGCGACGACGTGTGCCCGGCCTGCGCGGTCGAGGGATCGTGCGATGATGAGTCCGGCACGCTGCTGTGCAAACGCTGCGCCGAGGCCGGCGCCGCCGTCCCGATGCCCGAGGAGGAGTCAGCTTGAGGAACAAGTCGTCACACCTGCGCGTTGCCCTCCGGCAGCGCGCAGCCGTTGCGCCCGTCGAGCAGTCCACGACGCTGGCGGCAATGTCGAACCAACTCCGCAGCAACCCCTCCTCGGCCAGCATCAAGCTGGCCGAGGCGCTGCTGGGGATCTCCGACGTGCCCGACGAAACGTGGCACGGGCCGCTGCCCGGCTTCGGCACCGGCAAGGACGCGCTGGCCGCCGCCATCGATCGCCTGTCGCCGGAATGGGAGATGACCGACCTGCACAAGCTGGTCGCGCTGCGCCGGGTGGCGTGGGCGGCCAGCCAGTTGGCGCGGGTCATCGAAAAAAAGCTGGACACCGCCGGCAGAACGGAATAACGTAGCACCGCCCCTCACCCGAGGGTCATTTGTCGCTTTTACTTAAGGAGCTTTTGATGGCTAAGAAGGGCACCAACGGGACCGAAATCGTCGTCCCCCAGCAGGGCACGTCGCTCGCGCTGCCCGACGACCTGATCGGCGCACTGGCAGGTTACGCCAAGGCCGCCACCGAGGTGGAAACCGTGCCGGGGCAATTCTTCGGCACCAAGGGTGGCATCCTCACCTTCGGCGGGCAGGTGCTGCCGGGGGCCGACGTGATCGTGCTGCGGGCGATGTTTGAGCGCACGTTCTACCCGAGCGCGTACAACCCCGACCTGATCGAGTCGCCGCGCTGCTTCGGCTTCTCGCACACCGGGTACGAGGACATGCTGCCGCACGACAACGCGACCGAGAAGCAGGCCGAGTCGTGCGCGGAGTGCAGGCACAACCAGTGGACGCTGGACCCGCGCGACAACAAGCGCCGCATCCCGTGCAAGATGATCCGCCGCCTGTCGTGCATCCCGATGGCAGCGGCCGACGACGCGGCGAAGGCAGCCACGCTGACCGGCGGTTACTTGCGGGTGCCGGTGACCAGCACCAAGCACTGGGCGGCGTACACGCACATGCTGGCGACGCAGGGCAAGCCGCCGTTCGCCGTCGTGACGCACATCGCGCTGCTGCCGGACCCACGCAATCAGGTGCGCTACGAGTTCACCAAGGTGCGTGACGTCACCGACGCCGCGGCGCTGCGCGAGTTGATGAAGCGGTACGAGGCCGAGGAGCAGGTGATGGCGTTCCCGTACGAGAAGACCATCCCGATCGTGCCGGCAGCCGGCGCCGCGCCGCCGCAGGAAGCAAGGAAGTTCTGATGGGCCAACTGGAACCGCTGGAGCACACCGCCGCCGGGCTGGAGGGCACGCCCCCCTGCCCGGTGTGCGTGCTGATGCAGAAGTCTGTGCTGGGGGCCAGCAAGTCGCTGGACGAGGCGCTGTTGCGCCTGCGGGCCGAGGACGTTGGCTCGATGATGGCGCTGCTGGTGACCACCATGATGGAAACGCTGCCGACGCAGGATGCGCGCAACGCGTTCCTCGACGCCTTCGCGCATCAGGTGACCGAGTTGACACAGGGTGACGTCGCCATGCTGTCGGTGCCGATCCCTGCCGATGCACCAACCAAAGGAGAAATTAATTGAAGACGAAAGTGATGCAGGAAGTCGAGAACGCCATCGTCGAGCAGACGCTGGACGCACTGGCGACCGTCGATGTGACGCCGCTGCAGCGGGTGGATCTGGCGGGTGCTCTGGCGCGCGGCCTGATCGACGCGCTGGGGCCGTACTTCTCGACGGCGCCGGCTGCACAGCCCGTCGCGCCGCCGAAGCGCGTACGCGGCCCGCGCCCGCCGCGGCCCAGCGCCAAGCAGAAGGCAGCGGCGATCGCCGCGGCGATGACGCCGCCGCTGGTGCCGCAGGCGCCCGTGCTGGCACCGCCGATCGACCTGCAGCCGGCACCGCCGAAGTTCAGCGGCCCGCCGCCGGCCGCGTCACCGTTCGCGGGCTGATCATGGCGTACACACGCAAGGCTGGCATCCGCGCCAATCAGCTTGCGTCCACGTTGACGATCGGCGAGGTCACTGCGTTGACCTTGCTGTTCGCCTATGTGATGACGCGCAAGCCCGCCGACACGCTGCCGATGCTGCTCGTTGAAATGGTGGCGGCGCGCGAGGCACTGCTCAACAACCTCAACCCGCCGTAATGGACTCGTTCGCGCTGTTGACCGTGATCGCAGTGATCATCCTCGTCGCCGGGATAGCGGCGGGGGTGATCCTTTATTTTCAGATGAAGAAATGAATATAACAACACTCGATTTCGAGACACGCCCGATCGGCCCGCGGCCACTGGACTACCCGCCGCGCCCGGTCGGGCTTGCTATTCGCTGGCCGGGCGGCATCACCGAGTACCTCGCGTGGGGCCACCCCGACGGCAACAACGCCACCGAGGAGGAAGCCAAGCGCGCGTGGGTGAAAGCGTGCGAGGGTCAGGTGCTGTTCCACAATGCTGCCTTCGACATCGAGGTCGCGACCAAGTGGTGGGGCATGCCGTGGCCGCGGCGCTGGGACGACACGCTGTTCATGCTGTTCCTCTCCGACCCGTACGCGCCCAACTTCTCGCTGAAGCCCAGCGCCGAGCGCATCCTCGGCGCCGATTGGAAGCCCGAGGAGCAGGACGCGGTGCGCGATTGGATTCTCGCCAACGTCGGCAGCGCGACCAAGAAGAACTTCGGCGCGTACATCTCGCTGGCCCCGGTGTCGCTGGTGGGGCCGTACGCGATCGGTGACGTCGAGCGCACCTTCGCGCTGTACCAGCACCTGCACCCGACCATCATGGAGCACCAGCCCGAGCCGTACCAGCGCGAGTTGCGCCTGTGCCCGCATCTGGTGGTCGCCGAGAAGCGCGGCGTGCGCGTGGATCAGCGCCTGCTGGAGCAGTGGCACGACGAGTTGAGTCCGGCCGTCGAGCGGTGCGACTCACTGATCGCCTCCCGGCTGGGCGTGGACTCGCTCAACGTGGACGCCAACGAGGAGTTGATCACGGCGCTCGACCGGGCCGGCGTGATGGCGGCGTGGGAGTACACCGACGGCACCGTGGTCGGCGGCACTGAGAAGGAGCCGACGCCGAATCCGTTTGGAGATCCCGACCTTGCGCCGCAGAACCCCGGCCAGCGCAGCGTCAGCAAGGGCGCCCTGCGCCGCTGGTGCCGCGACACCGAGTTGGTGGACCTGCTGGAGTATCGCAACGTCGCTGCCACCATGCAGCGCACCTTCATCGAACCGTGGATGCTGCTGTCGCAGGCCGACGGGCGACTCCATACGAAATGGCATCAGGTGCGCGGGCAGGAGTTGAACGGCACCCGCACCGGGCGCATTGCCAGCAGCGACCCCAATCTCGCCAACGTGGTCAACACGCAGGGCGTGAAGCCGCCGCTGGGCTGCCCATTCCTGCCGTCGCTGCGCGCAGCACTGTTGCCCGAGGAGGGGCATGTGTGGGTGTCGCTCGACTACTCGCAGCAGGAACTGCGCTGGGCCGCCCACTACGAGGACGGCCAGATGATGCAGGCGTACATCGACAACCCGAAGCTGGATCTGCACCAGCATGCATCCGACCTGATCCTGCGCTACCTCGGGCTGGCGGTGACGCGCAAGCAGACCAAGACGGTGGCGTTCGCCACCATCTACGGCGCCGGGGTGCCGGGCCTCGCCAAGCAACTGGACTGCGCCGAGCAGGAAGCGTACGGCGTGCGCGAGGCGTACTACACCGCGGTGCCGGGACTCAAGACGCTCGCCAACCGGGTCAAGGAGAAGGCGCGCATTCAAGGCTTCGTCCGCTCTGCCGGCGGGCGCGTGATAAAGACCGAGCCGCCGAAGATCGTCAAGGGCCGCTACCGCATCAACGACTACAAGCTGCTGAACCACCTGATCCAAGGCACCGCTGCCGAGCAGACCAAGCAGGCGATCGTGGACTTCAGCATGATGGCGACGTCGGGGATGTTGACGACGACGGTGTACGACGAGATCAACATCAGCGTGCCGCGCGACGAGTTGATGAAGGTCACCAACGCGCTGGCGTCGTGCATGATCAACGCGCTGCCGTGCGACGTGCAGCATCTGGTGGACGTGGAAGTCGGGAAGTCATGGGGATCGCTGGTGGACGTGCCGCCGGGTTCCACGGTGAAGCACATTCTGGAAAAGGTGGACGCGCAATGACTAACCGAACGATTAGCCGTAGAGACACCGGGATGAGTCTTTCGCCTAACGATTGCAACTGCGGATGGTGTGAAGGGTGCAACTACCGCGCGGGGTGGGACGACGCTATACGCATTGTTGGCGCGCACACCACAAAGCTAGAGGAATGCGCTGCCGTACTGCGGGCTTGGCTGCCGAGATTGCCGCACCTTGATTGGTGTCCCGGTGGTGACGCCTGCGTGTGCATAAAGGCCAGCGCCGAGCAAGCCCTAGCCACACTCGACAAGGAGCAGACGTGAACGACGTTGCAGTGGTGGAGTACCCGAAGCAGAAGGCATGGTCGATCAGCGCGGTGCGCTCGCACGCCACCTGCCCGCAGAAGTTCAAGTTCATCCGCATCGACCGGCTGCCGGAGCCGCCGTCGCCGGTTCTGGAGCGCGGCAAGATGATCCACGCCGGGTTTGCCGAGTATCTGCTGAACGGATGCTGGTCGCCGGACGCAACGCCGTTCCCGCTGTGGGAGTCGGTGCTGGATGACTTGCGTGAACGCGGCGCGCTGCCGGAGAAGCAGATCGCGTTCACCGAGGAGTGGCTGGAGTGCGAGTGGTACGCGCCCGACGTGCGGGCGCGGTTCATCTTCGACGCCATCATCCCGCCGTCCGACGCCAACGACTTCACCGTCATCGTGCGCGATTGGAAGAGCGGCAAGAAGTACGACACGCACATCTTCGACGCGCGCATGTACGCGCTCGCCGCGCTGAAGATGTTCCCGGCGGCGGAGCGCGCGCACGTCGCGTTCCTGTACGTTGATCGGGCGCCAGCGGACGGCGTCATTTACGCCTGCGAGCGCCGGGTGATGCCAGAGTTGGAACGAGAGGCGGATTTGTTCAACCATGAATTCCTCAACGACACCTTATATCCGGCTCGTCCCGGAACCCACTGCAGGTGGTGCTATCAAGCCAAAAGCGCGGGCGGCCGCTGCACCTTCGGATGATCCCGACCGCGCGTGGATTGAGTCACGCATCCAGAGGAGGCTGATCCAGTTCGCGGGCATGCTGGGGATCAAGCTGATCCCGGTGGCCGATCGCGGGCGGCGCGGCTTCCCGGATCTCCTCGGGTTCGTCCGCACCCGCACCGGCACCAAGGGCTTCCTGATCGAACTGAAGACGGTGGGCGGGCGGGTGTCGCCGATACAGCGCATCTATCACCGCGAGCTATCGCCATACATCGAGGTTATCGTCGCCTACGGCTACCGGGAGGCGGTCGAAGTGATCCGCAAGATTCGCGAGGAAAATGCATGAAGTGGAATCCGAAGCCGTACCACGTCGAGGGCGTGAAGTTCGTGCTGCAGAACGCGCACGCCGGTCTGTTCTGGTCGCCGGGCTGCGGCAAGACGTCGGTGGTGCTGGCGAACATCGCCGCGCTCAAGATGCGCGGCATGTTCAAGCGCGCGATCGTCGTCGCCCCGCGGCGCCCGGCCAAGCTGGTGTGGCCGAAGGAACGCGACAAGTGGGACGAGTTCCACGGGCTGACCATCGACGTGCTGCAGGGCACGCCGGCCAAGCGGCAGGCGATCCTCGACAACACCACCGCCGACATCTGCGTGATCACGCCCGACCTGCTGGGCTGGCTGGTGGAGGACGGCCGGCTGCAGAAGCTCAACGCCGACATGCTGGTGGTGGATGAGTCGAGCTACTTCCGCACCCACAGCAGCAAGCGGTTCAAGATCATCCGCGAGTACCTGCACCTGTTCCGCCGCCGCATCATCCTCACCGCGACGCCGGCACCGAAGAGCTACGAGAACCTGTGGTCGCAGGCGTACATCCTCGACATGGGCGGAGCACTCAGCCGCTACATCACGCACTACCGGCGCATGTACTTCGTCGATGTCGCGAGGGTCGGCGCGTCGTACAGCGAGTGGGCGATTCGCAAGGGCGCCGACCTGCAGATCAACGAGAAGCTCCGGCCGCTGGTGCTGCGCGAGGACGCCGTCGATCACATGGACATGCCGAAGCTGTTCCGCAACGTGATCCCGGTGGAACTCGACGACGAAGCGCGCGAGATCTACGACGAGTTGGAGAAGAAGTTCTGCGTCGAGATCAACAACAAGGAGATCTCCGCCATCACCGCGGCGGTGCTCTCCGGCAAGCTGCGACAGGCGGCCAACGGCTTCCTGTACGACCACAACCACGTTCCCGAGATCATCCACAACGCGAAGCTGGAGGCGCTGCAGGATCTCATCGACGACCTGCAGGGTGCTCCGGTGCTGGTGCTGTACGAGTTCATCGCCGATCGCGACCGGCTGAAGGAGACTTTCCCGCAGGCCAAGGATCTCGGCGCCGGGATCAGCGACGCCGCGGCCGATGCGCTGTGCGACGAGTTCAACTCCGGCACGCTGCCGATCCTGCTCGCCCACCCGGCGAGCGCAGGACATGGCCTCAACCTGCAGGGACAGGCGCAGCACATCGTGTGGTTTGGCCCCAACTGGAATCTGGAATTCGACGAGCAGGCGACGGCGCGCGTGTGGCGGCACGGCAACCCGCACGATCGCGTGTTCGTCCACACCATCGTCGTCAACGACAGCATCGAGCAGGACGTCGCTGATGTTCTGGCGAGCAAGGACCGCACGCAGAAGGCACTCCTCAATGCGCTGAAACGTCAACCACTAGATGTGGTAGTCGCCGAGGCTGTCCAACCATAGACCCTTGACGTCGCGCAGCCCCGCACATGAAAGTGAATCGATGCCCACCCAAAACAACATGGACGCGGATCTGGCCCGCAGTGGCCTCGCCGCGTCGGATATGGACGCCGTAGCCGACCCACCGGGTTTCGGCGCCGACTCACCCAGCTACACCTTCCCGTACTACCTGCCCGACGGCAGCCGCCACCCGCGGGTATGGCGCAAGCGGCTGTATAACCCTGCGCCGGGCAAGGGCAAGTACGCCGGGCCGAAGAAGTCCGACCTGATCGCCGCGGGCGGCACGCCCGACGAGTCCGTCTACCCGTACTTCAACCCGTACGCGCTGGCCGCCCTCCAGCCGGGGCTGTCGTGGGAGGGCTGGGGCACCATAAGCGGCAAGAAGGTGACGCTGGTCGAGGGGGAGA